ACACGCAAGATTACGGATTACGTTGGCTCAACGAAAGTGGCCACGCTCGATTCGAACTGGGTGACGAATCCAGACAATACCTCAACCTACATCATCTTAGGCAGGGCAGTCTAAACATAAGGAACTAGATCAATGTCCGCAACCAACGCTTTCGAAACGTCAATTCTCGGACTCATCCTCAACAACGCGAACATCGCCAACATCGGCGACGCGACCGGCCTGCGTGGATCGTCCACCGCCGGCAGCCTCTACATTTCACTGCATACGGCGGACCCGGACGAAACCGGCGACCAGACGACCAGCGAAGCCGACTATGGCTCTTACGCTCGCGTGGCGATCGCGCGAAGCGGCGCGGCCTGGACTGTCTCCGGAAACAACGCCAGCAATGCCGCAGCGGTGACGTTTCCCGAAGCTGCCAGTGGGACGAATGCAATCACCCATTTCGGCATCGGCACGGATTCCAGCGGCGCGGGCAACCTGCTGTTCAAAGGGGCGCTGTCGGCGACGCTGAATGTGAGCGCGGGGATTACGCCAAGCTTTGCGATTGGTGAATTGGACGTAGACGTGCAATAGCGCTGCCAAGTGAAGGAAATCACCGCCAATTGAAACCCAATGCTCCAATACTGGCTCACAAAACCGAACGTCTCCGGCGACATGACGGGCAGCACTTCACTGACCTTCAGCACCGCCGGTACGCTCGTTGGTAGCGGAGCATTGGCGGGCAGTTCCTCGCTCACGTTTTCACCATCGGGAACGCTGGTAGGTGCTGGGGCGCTCGCGGGTGCATCCTCTCTCACCTTTGCGACGACGGGGGTGCTAACTGGCGCGGGAGCACTCGCCGGCGCAACCTCGCTGACATTCGCACCCTCTGGCAGCCTGACCGGGGCCGGGGCGCTGGCCGGCGCTACGACGCTCACGTTTTCACCCAGCGGGACGTTGGTTGGCGCAGGTTCGTTATCGGGTGCGACCTCCATTACCTTCGCCACGGCGGGAGTGCTTGAAGATTTAACCGCTGGCGCAATGAGCGGCAGTACGTCACTCACGTTTTCGACGACGGGAATTCTGCGCGGCGCAGGCGAATTAGCCGGATCAACTTCGCTCACGTTTAGCGCCTCTGGCAGCATCGACGGATTTGCATTTGCGAGCGGTTCGACGGATTTAACGTTCAGCACGGCGGGAAGCCTCCAGGGGACGGGAGCGCTGGCCGGATCGACGGATCTCACGTTCTCGACCGCTGGCGTGCTGGTTGGCGCGGGAGCGATGAGCGGGGCGACGACGCTGACGTTTACGGTGAGCGGGGTGTTGATTGATGCTAGTGCGCCAATCATCTCCGGCCCGTTCTATGTCGCTGCCTCCCAATCCTTCACCGCAGGTTCGGTTCGTGGGCAGTTGCATGTAGCAGGGAGTGTTAGCGGCCAAAGTTTCGTGGCGGGTAGCGTGAAAGGGCAAAGTCGATGAGCAAGATCCAAGTATTCTCAGCCGTCGAAGATGGAGGCGTGACGCTGATGTCTCGCATCCTCGGCAACGCAGGCACGCCCATTACGCAAGCCTCGATCAGCACGCTCACGCTCAAGGTGTTTGAATGCACGAGCGAGGCGGATGCGCTGAACGCGATTGGCGATGAAGTCGCAGGCGTTGGTGGCTCGCTCACAGTGGCAAGCCATGTATACGACACGCTGCAAACGGCTGTCCCTTGGAACTCAGCGGAGGATGCGACGGGCTACAACTTCCGCTACGACGCACCTGCGACCTGCCTGCCGAATGGTGGGCGATGGTATCGCTTTGAGTTCCGGTTCACGCCGACGAGCGGGGCAGCGTTTTGGGAGAGGGTTGTGGTGTTCGCGGATCCGGTGGCGACGAGTTGACCCGTCTCATTCCGAGAAAATTAGTACAGCATAATATGATTTCGTCTCAAAATTGGACGATCTTTGTACAGACTAGTTGAAAAATTTTTGGGGTATGCCCCCGGCATTAGGTTCTTTTGAGCGAAAACAGCCGATAGTTTCCCACCGCTTGCACTGAGGCACTAGGTACACTCCGTCCGATGGAAAAATGCTCAATAGAATCATGTGACCGCATCGCGCATGGCCATGGCTTATGTGACGCTCACTTGTTGAGAAAACGGAGAGGGCAACGCATGGACGTACCGATTCGCAGGCGATCATCGCCGCCAGAAACATGCACGGCCCAAGGCTGTGAGAATCGCCACTACAGCCAGGGGCTGTGCAATATGCATTATCAACGGTCACGAGTTCACGGTGACATCAACACTTGCGCATTCGACCGAACGATCGTGCCGAGCGAATGGAAGATATCGCTTCAAAAAATGAAAGTGGCTCTTCGCCAAAAACAAAGGCTGGCAAGTCGCGATAAATGGAAGCGATGGACAGACAGAACCACTGCTTCCCAGAGAACTCGCCGCAAGGCGGCCAAGCGAAAGCGTAAAACCAAATCACAGACGTGGAACTTCGCATTAAGGAGGATGGTACGTGATTGCATTAAATCGCAATGGAAAGAAAAGCAGTGCCAATGGGACAGGTGGGCAGATAGGAAAGCTGCCAGATGGAACCAAAGTAACCTCCGCCACCTTGCGCACGAAACTTGAGAAGCAGGGTTACAGGTGCGCTATAACGGGACGGGAGTTAACGCCAGATACGGCAAGCGTGGATCACTCATATCCTCTGTCGCGTGGCGGCGCAAATAGCATTGAAAATATAGAGATCCTACACAGCGACATAAACCAAGCCAAAGGCGCCATGACGAAGGAAGAGTTTGTCGCGATGTGCCGCGAGGTTGTCGAGTGGGCAAGCAATCAGTGATCGAGGCCAGAGAGAAATCATATGACGTTGAACGTAAGCGCGAGCAACGATCAGCCGCCAAAGATGTTGACGTGCCGCAATGCGAAAACGTCCGCCGCCGAAAACGGCTCGAAAAGGACGACGCCAAGTGGCTGCTTTGGTATTTCGCCCCTGAGTCCGAGACTGCAGATCCATTCACCTACAAATTCGAGCGACACCAGCGGGAAATGATTGCAGCGATCGCGGCGGCCATCGCCAACGGAGAGGACAAGGCAATTGCTGCCCCGCGGGGCGAAGGCAAAACAACACTGGCCGAGCGGTTGCTGCTCAAGTACACGTTGCAAGGCAAGATCCGGTTTTCCGTTTTGTTCGCGGCAACGGGCGGAGCGGCACAGGATTCACTTGAAAGCATTAAGCAGGAGCTAGAGACGAACGTGCGACTAATGGCCGACTATCCCGAAGTGTGCGCACCGGTGGCAGCATTGGAGAACACGCCAAACCGTGCTCACTACCAGACCGTGAGCGGCAAGCGGCATGACAACGGCAAGGTGTATGCTCGGCAACCATCGCGGTTCAGTTGGTGTGGCCAAGAGATTGTGCTACCGAAAGTCCCCGGGTCGCCGTCTGCTGGATCGATCATTGCCACCCGCGGCCTAGACTCTGCTGTTCGTGGCGTGAAGAAGAAGGGCCGCCGCCCCGACGTGGCCATCATCGATGATCCCGACACCGAAGACACTGCTCGCAGTGAGGAGCAGGCGAAGAAGCTGGAGACTCGCATCGATCGAGCCATCGCTGGCCTCGGAAGTCAAAAGCGGAGCGTGTCGCGCGTGATGCTTACCACTCTGCAAAGTCGCATTAGCGCGTCCTACAAGTACACCGATCCCGCGCAAAAGCCATCCTGGCGCGGCCATCGGTTTAAGTTCCTGGTGACGCCACCGGAGCGAATCGACTTGTGGGATGAGTACATCGCGATACAGCAAGCCGACTGGGTAAACGAAACCAGTCACGCCCATGAATTCTACATCGCCAACCGGGACGCAATGGATGCTGGCGCCGTTGTCGCCAACCCAAACCGTTACGTCACTGGCGAACTATCGGCGATCCAGCACTATTACAACCTGGTTGCACGCCTGGGGCAGGATGCCGTTGACACCGAATGGCAAAACGACCCGCCGGAAGAAACCGGGCCCATTGAATCGGGCATCACGGCGCACCGCGTGCAAACACAGGTCAGCGGCTACGACCGCCTGACGATTCCGCCTGAGTGCAAGTTGCTCACGATGGGCATCGACTGCCAGAAGCGCGGACTGTACTGGGTTGTGCGAGCATGGCGGCCGGACGCGACCGGGTTCACGATCGATTACGGCTTCTATCCCACATTCGGCACAACCTACGGCAAAGACATCGGCGTGGATTCAGCGATTCGCCGCGCCATCGTGATGCTTATGGAGGACATGAAGGGGCGAGAGTACGTCGATTTGCACGGCGAGATCCATCCCATCAGCTTGGCCGTGGTCGATGCCGGCTACGAAACCACGGCCGTCTATCAAGCGTGCTCCGACATCCGACTCGGAATCCTTCCCGCGATGGGATATGGGAAAAGCGGTGGCTGTGCGAGGCCGAACTTCCACCAGAGCCGCGAGCGCCGCGACGATTACATTCCCGGCGATGGCTGGAATTGCGTCGTCGTTAACAAAGAGGAATGGCCGGGGCTGTGGCGCGTCGATATGGACGCCGATCGGTGGAAGTCCTGGGAGCATGATCGCTGGATGACGTTTGCCGACAAGCCGGGAACAATGATGCTGTTCGGCGTCGGCGGCGACAAGCCCGATCGCATGAGCAAAGACCAGCAGGAACACATGACCTACGCGAAGCATATCGTCGCGGAAGTGCAGACGGAAGAATTCGTCCGCGGCGTGCTGGTGCGGAAGTGGACTAACAAGCATTCAAGGCCAAACCACTACCTGGATGCCAGCTATATGGCGAATGTGGCCGCAAACATCAAGGGAATCCGCCTACTAAGGCAGCCGGAGGAAATGAAGCCCGCGAAATCGGCACCGCGGCAAGTTGAGGTTGAGCAACAAACCGAATCACGGCCATACCTGGCCTCAGAAAGGTAGGAGTTTTTCATGGGAAGGAAGCGTATGCCCGAGACAGTACAGGCCCAAGAGTCGATCGAGAACATTATTTCGCCGCCGGAGGTGCCGGACGATTTAATAACCGGAATGCCGATCGACGAGATCATTTGCGAGCCAGTGGAGGCTAGGGACTCGACGATTATCGAGATCCCGATCGGAGAACTCCACAACGGCTACCTGTCCAATCACATCGAGGCCAGGCTATCGACCGAAAAGCAGCGCAAGAACATGCGCCGTATTTTGAATGGCTTGCGAAAGAGCGGCGCGAAACTAGAGAACGGAAGGTTTGTTGACACCCAGGCGGATATGTTCAAGTGGATTCTTGAGCAAGTGTGATGTCTGTCATTTGAAAATATCCGATTCGGATTATCGATTTGCTGTCGAAATAGACCGGAAGTTGTTGATACATTTCAGGCATGGCAATCACGACGCTTGATGAAGCCAAAACGCAATACCTGGAAAACCTTTCGTACCAACGAGAAGGCAGCCAGTTAAAAGCTCAGCTTTTCATCGAGTCGTGCGACGCCCTGTTGATGCTTCGGCCCATGAAAACCAACCGGGCCGAGTTTGGCATCGACTTTGAATCGCTCAAAGAAGCTCGCGACCTGGCGATTAAGTGGCTTGCCGCTAATCCAGGTTCGTCGCGGCCAATGGTGCGATTCGGTGACTTCGACAACTTCCGAGATCACTATTGATGCGCCGTCGCGATCAAGCCGAATCTGTTGTTGAGCAGTTTTCCGAACTGCGCAGCGACTACGACGCCGCGCGAAAGACTCGCTTCAAGCGGGCTCGCGTGGGCGTGGCGAGCGCCGGCAGCGGCTCGGATTATCACTACCGCACTTGGTCTGCGTATGCGGCCATCATGGAAACGGCGCGCGACCTGTTCCGAAATCACTGCCTGATCGGCCAGGGGATTCGCCGCCTGGTCGCAAATATCCTTCAGGACGGCTTTACGCTGGACGTGAAGTCTGGAGATGCTGCACTGGACGAGGAATTGCTCGGGCGATGGTATGAATGGGCTGATAATCCTGATTTATGCGATCGTGCGGGAGAACTGAACTTCCACGGTATGGAGAAGCTGGTTTTGCAAAGTGTCATCGTTGACGGTGACATGGTTACGCTTCCCACGCGGGACGGTTCTTTGCAGCTCGTGGAAGCTCACCGGCTGCGCACGCCGAACTCGACAAAGAGGAATGTGGTTCATGGGGTGATGCTGGATGAATTCCGCCGCCGAATTGAGTATTGGATCACGAAAGACGACATCGATCCAATGGCCGCCCTCAAGTTGGTTGGCGACGTTAACCGCTATCCGGCTCGCTACTTTAGCGAATTGACCCAGCAGGACGAGCGTGCCGTCTTTCATCACTACATGCCTGACCGTGCGAGCCAAACCCGCGGCATCACGGCAATGGTCCCGATGGTGGACACCGCCGGAATGGGTGACGATTTGTTTTTCGCCACTCTCGTCAAGGCTCAAATGCAGTCATGCGTGACGATCTTCCGCACGATGGAACTCGGTTCGCAAATGCCCCCGGCGCTTGGCGGTGAAGGCGACGTGCCGACCACAACCGAGACGCGACCAGGCGGAACCACGCGGCAGCTCGCGGGATGGCAGCCAGGGATGGAAATCTTTGGCTTCCCCGGCGAAAAGCTCGACGGTTTTTCGCCCAATGTGCCGAACGCCAGCTTCTTCGAGCACATGAAAATCATTTTGGAAATAGTCGCGGTCAATCTTAATCTCCCCCTGGCAGTCCTCTTGCTTGATCCGAGCGAAACGAACTTTAGCGGGTGGCGTGGCGCGATGGACCAAGCGAGGCAGAGCTTTCAGGACATCCAGCGATGGATGATCGCCAGCCTCCACACACCTGTTTATCGCTGGAAAGTATGCCAATGGGCCACAGAAGACGCTGCCATTAGACGTGCGCTCGAGCAATCTATTAAGAAGAGGCAGGTTGCCCGTCGCCGCAAGGTTGGAACCGATGGTGTTGATGTGTTCGGGCACGTGTGGTATCCGCAGGGGTGGCCCTACATTGAGCCCATCAAGGACGCAATGGGCGACGTGATTCAAGAGCGAAACCTGCTCATCAGCCCACGCCGTCGCGCGGCACGCCGCGGCACGGATTGGGACGAAGATCTTTCCGACATCATGGATTGTCGCGCCAAAACGATCAGAGAGGCGCAAATCAAAACCGATGCTCTCAATGCAGAGTTCAGTGTAAGCCCTGGATGGGTCACGCTCACATGGGATCGCTTTGCTCACTGGGCAATGCCGGAAGGTGTCCAGGTGGCGGTTGGTGAGTCTGAAAAACCAACGGACCAAAAGGCCAGCAACAAAGACCAGCCCAAGCAGGGTTTTGCGACTCAGGAAAGGATGAACGGTCATGCCATCCAAAACTGACTTGCAAATCGGCCAGATCCCACACATGGACCAATGGTTCGGACTGTGGGCGATGGAGGAATCTCGCTTTTGGGCGGGTTACGAATTCATGCGCAAGTTTGACCTGCATTTGCACCTGCAAAGCGGGCAAATCCAAGAGGCGCAGGCGTCGGCCGCATCATCGGAACGCAAAGCATTCAAGCAAATCGGCTCGATTGCCGTTATCGGCATTCACGGCCAAATGATGAAACACGTGTCGAGCATGAGCGCCGGTGCATCCACAGTGATGGCGCGGCGACAGATCCGCGCGGCCGCCGCCGACCCTGACATTGCGGGCATCAAACTCCACATTGATTCCCCTGGTGGCACGGTTGCCGGAACGATGGACCTTGCCGCCGATGTGGCCGATGCCGCCAAACGAAAGCCGGTCCATGCGTTTATCGAGGATCTGGGGGCGTCGGCCGCTTATTGGGTGGCATCGCAGGCGAGCAGGATCACTGCCAACGCTTCCGGCCTTGTCGGCAGCATCGGCACCTACGGCGTGGTTTATGACATGAGCGGCATGGCAGCAATGGAAGGCATTAAAGCCTACGTTGTTCGCGCCGGGAAGTTCAAAGGCATGGGCACGCCAGGAACGGAAGTCACCACCGAACAACTTGAAGAGCTGCAGCGTCGAATCGACCAGCTTAATTCGCTGTTTGTCGCGGGCGTTGCGTCCGGCCGCAAGATGAGTATCGAGCAAGTCACGGAACTAGCAGACGGTCGCGTGCATTTAGCGAAAGACGCCAAGCGGCTCGGGCTGATCGATGCCGTTGAAACCTTTGACCAATCATTTTCACGACTCGAACGCGAGTCACGAACAGGGAGAAAAGTTATGGCCGACCATATCGAACCAGCGCAAACGGACGTTATCACCGGAACCGACATCGTTGCGGTTATCGAGACGGAAGGCGTCAAGCCGACTCAGCGAGCCCAAGCCATCGCTGCCCCCCTGGTAGCCACTTACGACGAAATCAAGTCCGCGTGCATCGGCGCTGACGCGACGTTCATTTGCTCACAACTCGAATCCAAGGCGACAGCCCAGCAAGCCCAAGCCGCTTGGATGGCGGAGCAAAACCGCCGCATCGAAAAGGCGAACGAAAACGCCGCACAGGCCATCGCATCCGCGAAGAAGCCGGGCGTTGAACCGATCGGCACGGGCGGCGGAAAGTCCAAAGGCGTCGAAAGCGATAGCGGAGATCCGATTGCCGAGTTTGATGAACTCGTGCAAGCCGAAATGACCAGCCGCAAGTGCTCGCGCCATGTCGCTCACGCCAAGGTGTCGCGGGAGCATCCTGAACTGCGAGAGGCGATGGTTGCCGCGCACAATGCCAAGTTTCGCAAGCGTCGATAGTCGTTAATTTAGCGGCCTTTGAGCCGAATTCATTAACCGGAGAACAGTCATGTCATGGTTTCGAATGCAGCAGATTCTCGGATCGACGCTCGGCTCGCACCCCCGCTGGGTGCAAAAGCAGCACACGTCGCCGCTGACCACCGGAAACATTTTCACGTTTACCGGATCGATCGAGATCATGGCGATTTTCGGTCGTGTTACCACGGTCATTCAGTCGCAGACGACCAACATCAAGTTGAGCGTCAAAAATGACGCACTGACGACTTACGATATTTGCGCGAACGTCGATGGCAACGCCGCGGCGGTGGGCACCCTGCTGTCGATCACTGGCACGGCCGCGAACGCCGGCGTGTTGACGGCCAACGGCGTACTTGCCCCCACGCAAGCCAGTCGCATTATCACTAGCTGCACAACCAGCGGGGTGATTTTGGCAACTTACGGCGCCGCCAGCACTGGCGCGATTTTGTTCCACATGATGTGGCGGCCGATCAGTCCCGGCGCTACCGTTTCCCCAGCGTAAGCCTGGGCGTTTTTCATACCGTTCAACATTTACAAGGAATTTGACATGAGCCAGTACGACGATAGCGGCGTGAAGACGTTCGAAGCCGCGGGAACCATTCCGAAGTTTGCCCGGGTTGTGCTGGGCAGCGGTGGAACCGTGACCGTTGCCGGAATTGCCGAAAAGGAGATTGGAACGGCCTTGGCTCGCGTCGTCTCTGGCGAGCGAGTAGCCGTCAAGCTCCGCACCGCACCCGGTACGCACAAGATGATCGCGATCGAGGCCATGGCCATCGGCGCGACGGTCTATACCGAAACGGACGGTAAGGTGCAGGATACCGCCGCGGCCACAGCCTTCGTGCTGGGAACCGTTGTCGATTCTGTGGCACCCACCGCAGACGGCGACATCGTAGAAGTCCTTTACAACGCACACGGCGACACTGCCAATCAGTAAGCCTCACGGGCTTTTGACCGTTTTCACTCAACAAACTTTCGGAGCATTCAATTATGCCTTCGCCCAATGAAACACTCGCCACGCTGCGTCCCGACCTGGGCGGCAGTTTTGAAGACTTCGACCTCGCGATGGACCGCCTGGGCTTTATCGGCCATCGCGTGCTGCCGATCATCGAGGCGCAAGTTGCGTCCGGTACGTTTGGCCGCATCCCGCTCGCGCAACTGCTCAAGAACGCCGATGTGAAGCGCACCAGCCGGTCTGGCTACCCGCGCGGCGACTGGGAATTCGAAGAAGAGACCTTTTCGACGAAAGAATACGGCTTTGAAGAGCCCGTTGACGCGCGCGATGAAAAGCTTTATGGCGAATTCTTCGACGCGGAAATGATCGCCGCTGATCTCGCGCGGGACATCGTTCTTCGCGAGGCGGAGAAGCGCATCGCTGCCATGATTTTCAACGCGACGACCTGGAACGGTGCATCGCTCACCACGGCCGTATCGAACGAATGGGACGATTACGCCAACGCCACGCCGCTGGATGACGTGGAAGGGGCCGTGAATAAGGTCTACGATGGCACCGGAATGTGGCCGAATGCTCTCGTCATCAATCGCCGCGTGTTCCGTAACCTGCGGAACTGCGACCAGATTTTGGAGCGCATCGCCAGTCACGGTGCGGGCTCGTCCATCAAGGCGTCTGACGTGACCGTGGACCAACTCGCCCGCTGCTTCGACCTGGACAATATCTTCGTCGCCGGCAGCAGCAAGAACAGCGCCATTGAGGGTCAGGCTGCAACGCCCACCCAAATCTGGTCAAGCGAATACGCGATGGTCTGTCGAGTTGCGACCACCAACAACATCAAGGAGCCGTGCCTTGGCCGCACGATCCACTGGGGTGTGGATGGATCGCAAGTTGGCGGCACGATGGAGACCTATGAAGAGGCCAAGATTCGCGGCGAAGTGGTTCGCTGCCGTCACGAAGTTCACGAGAAGGTGATTGAGCCCAAGTTCGGCCACCTGTTGAGCAACATCACCACGTAAGCCTGAGTTTCGATGCCGTCAATCCTCGATCAACTCCTGGAACAACACGGAATGCCGGTCTTAGAAGACTTGGCTGGCGTTCCTGTTACCTACCAGCAGCGAGGGTCTGTGGCGGTGTCGATCAGCAGCGCCATTTTTCAGGACGTGGTGTTTGAGCTAGTCAGCGAGGAAGGCTTTTCGACCTTGATAGCGATGCGCGAATGGGTCATTCCGGTGGCGACGTTGGCGACGACGCGATCGGGGGCTTTGCTCGTAGAAGCAGATGGCACGCAATGGATGGTGGCAAGCGTGGGCGATAAACCGCATCAAGACGTGAAGCCAGGCGGGTACAGGTTATTAGTTCGCACGAAAAAGGTTAGCTGATGCCGTCCGCCCTAGTTCAAGTCGCTGATGCCGTGACCGCCGCGATTGCGGGGCATGACTTCGGGATTGAGTTTGAGGCAGAGCGGAGTCACGCAGATTGGGAGTTTGAGTTAAAGGACGCCAAATGCCTGAAGGTCGATGTTGTACCGCTTAAGTATCTGTCGTCAACGCTATCAGGTCGCGGCGGTCCTGATGTCAACCCGGTTAATTATCAATGTTCGGTAGGCATTGCGATTCGGAAAAAGTTTGGACCGGGTGAGCAAGACCCGGCAACAGGCAGGACAGAAAAGGAAGAAGTTGACCGCTTGATTTATTTGGTCGAACAGATGCACGGCTTTATCTCTTCCTGGACGCAGCGCACGGCGATGGCCGGAACAAAGTGGAGCGAGACGAATATCCGAGAGACCTACGACGCCAAGCACCTTCACGACTGGCGGCAGTTTACAGGACTCATTGACCTGACCTTCACCGCCAAGGTGGATGTGGATACGAGCGCATGATCGGCATGGCATTCAGACTTCACATTGATACCAAGCCGCTGGAAAAGGCGGTTGATAAGGGAGCGTACAAATCGTTTAGCCATGCCGCCGCAAGCATCGCCAAAACGGGTAAGGCGAAAATCCAGCGAGCACCACGAGTGACATCGCAGCAGCAGAAAGCGACGAAGCGAGACGCCAGAGGTCGATTCCTTAAAGGCAGCGGCAAAAAATCGAGAAAGACACGCACGATACCCGCCCCAGTCGGGCAAGCACCGCATACGAAAAGCGGACAATCGCGGCGGGCGATTCGATTTGAGGCGAGCAAGACGGGTGCGGTAATCGGCTTTCGCCGCTCCATCATCGGTGAGGCCATGTCCGCACATGAACACGGCAAGCGATACAAGGGCACGGATTTTCCGCAACGCCCAACGATGGGTCCGTCGCTAGAAGAGAACCTAAACCGCTTCGCCTCCAGCTGGCAGGGAAGCATCCGAGCATAAGGAGTTAGATCATGGCCGACCTCATGGGCTTTCAGGGCGAAGCGTTTATTGGCACGGCGGGAACGACTGGCGCCACGCGACTAACCGGTTCGCGGGACATCAACTACGCGATCGACACTGAGATGGGCAACACCACCCGTCGCGGCGATTCGTCCTCTCCTCCGATTCAAACGGAAGAAGTGACGCTTATCGTCATTTCGTCGATCACGATCCAGATGGTCAACGATACGGCTGACGCCGCGCTCGCGACCATGCGAGTGGCGGCCTCTTCAGCCGGAAAGATTTCGCTGCGACTCAAAGACTACTCGTCAGGCAAGGGCTTCGACGGTGACGTGACGCTCTCCATGAGCAACCCCTACCCGCTTAACGGCGAGCAGGTGATCGAATTCACTGCCAAGCCTTCGCGGTTCCCTCGCGTGCCACAAACCTACGTGTAAGCAGGCAACACCAAAACAATCACCCTACCTGGGAGCACATAGGCCATGCCTACCGCGCAAGTCACAAAAAGCACGAATATCGGCGGAATTAGCTTTTCGTCGATTGTCTCACGAACTGCCGATAGTGCCA